AGCTCGAGCGGCATATACCGCCAGAGCAGGGGTTGCATCATCTCGATGGACGTGGCGCTCGTCGTCTGGAACGCCCAGAACCGGCCGTTCGGCGTGTCGAGCATCGACTTCATCAGCCGCTTGGCCGCAAACGACGACTTGCCGGAACGGTTGCCTCCCAGCACAAGCAACTCCCGCTCGTGGTCGAGGAAACCATCGGCCCGCTTCCATATCGCCGGCTCCCATTCGTAATTGAGCGGATCCTCCTTCTCCTTGGCGATCTGCTCCTCGCGCAGATTCCAGAATTGCGTGAGCTGCTCCTCCGAAAGCCGCCGCACCCCGTCCGCGAACCGCGCATGCACGAATCCCTCGCGGTCCCTGCCAACCAGCTCCGGCGCCTCATGGATGGGATGCGGGGTGAAGATCATTCCTTCTTCCAATCCTTCGGGATCTCCAAGTCCCAGCCGTGCCCATCCATCGGGTTGCCCACGATGCGAATATCTGGGCTGAAGTAATGCTTTGGCTCCCCGCCGCGCAGCCTGACCACCCAGACGGAATTAGTCGTCAGTCCGTAATCAAACAGCATCATCGCCTGCCCCTCGCCGTGCGGCGTATGGACAAGTTTCCACGGGGAAAACTCATGGATGCCTACCATTCGTGATCGGTCGGGTTGCCCTCGACGGCAGGGATCAACTCGGTCTGCGGCAACGACGGCTTAATGAATCCGCCGATAAACGGCGCCCCCGCCTTGGTCGTGCGCCTCCACGCGCTCAGCCGGTATTCCTTGGCCGAGCCGTCGGGCATCTCCAGCATGGCCGTGCCCGTGTAGTCCGGCTGCTCCTCTTTTGTTTTTTTACTATTCTTGAACAGGGTCCAAGTATTTGGTTTGGGTGTGTATGTTGACATAAATTGTTAGCTCTTCTGTAAAGTTTCCTCATCGAGCATGCGCATCACGCGCTCAGCCATTTCGACACAGCCCAATTCGTTGCAGCATGTCATCTTCAGCATCTTTGCGGCCCCCTCGAGGTGTTTAATCCGCTTTGCCTGGTCTTTTATTTTTTCCCGCGCTTCGTCGCGCTCCCTCATCATCCGGACAAGCGGGGCGCCTTCTTCGTGCCACTTCCGCTCCAGCATGGCCCGCGCCTCGTCGCGCTCGCGCTGCAAGGTGTTTTTCTCCTCACGCTCAAGGCAAAGTTCAGAAATATGGGGGTGGCAATCTCTTGTTTGATACGTGCCGCAAACCCACCACGTTCTGTGCGTTTCTTTTTTTTCTGCTTCTGGCGAACCGCATTTTGGGCAGGTGTTCATAATGCTAATTTGGTGCTAATTTGGTGGTTGGTTAGTTGTTGCAATGCCTCCCTCGCCTCGTTTCGCTCACATGCTCTCCAAAGTTTACTGCGGAGTCGGTCGGCTTCCCACATCGCGGCGTCGGCAAGACTGCGGGCCGCGTCGCGCTCGCGTTCCAGCTTGCGAGCCACGTCCACTGAAACAACGGTGCCGTCATGCAGGGCAGCGGCGTCCGTCTTGGGTGTATCACTCATTGCTGTTACCCCTGCCTGGAAGCCTCATCGAGGGCGCGCAGCACGTTGTCTGCCATCTCGACGCACCCTCCCTGGCGCGAGCTTAGCCGGTCCAATATCTCGGAATCTCTCATGCGGCCCTCATCCAGCGCGGCGATGTTTTTCGTCTTGAGTTGCTTGTATTTTTGCAGTGCCCCGTCCCTGAGTTGCAGCACGGTGCCCCGCACAATCTGCGCGCACGTTAGCAACCGCTCGTTGGCCTCCCGCTCGATCTGCCAGCGCCTCTCCCATGCTTCAGTTGTGTTCAGTGCTGCATTCATGTTCCTGATTGTTTCTTCGCTGCTCATTCAGTTTCCTCCTTGTTGTCTTTCCGATTCCTTGTTGGAAAACATCTTTTGCGTCGTGCTCCGAAACCGCGTGGTTTCTCCCTCAAAGATCAGCTCAATCCTGCCCACCGGGCCGTTGCGCTGTTTAGCCAGGATGAGGACCGCCTTACCCTTGTCCTCCTCCTTGTGCGTAATGCGCTCTGGGCGGTGCAGCAGCGCCACCACATCCGCATCCTGCTCAATGGATCCGCTTTCCCGCAGATGGCTCAGCTTGGGCTCAGCGCGTTCCTCGGCGTCTCGATTCAGCTGCGATAGCGCGATCACCGGCACGCCCAGCTCCTTGGCCGTGGCCTTGAGGCCGGACGAAATCTCGTCGATCTCGAGGCGACGATCTTGGGCGGCGCGCTTGGTGCTGCCTCGCATCAGCTGCAGGTAGTCCACGATGAGCAGTTTGACGCCATACTTGGCCACCGCCCGCCGCGCCCGGGCGCGGAAAGCGGCGATGCTCAGGCTGGGAGTCTCGTCGAGGTAAAGCGGCGCTGCGCTTACCTCCATGTGCTTTCTGGCAAGTCGCCCCACCTCGTCCTTCGACATGAACCCATCGCGCACGCGCTGCAGCTTCACGTTGCTCTGGGTGCAGAGGACGCGCTCCATGAGCTCGTCGCTGGTCATTTCCAACGAGAACAACGCGGTCGGCACGAGATTCGTCAGGCATACGTGCTCGGCGATGTTCGTCGCAAACGCGCTCTTCCCCATGCTTGGCCGGGCCGCGATGATGATGAGCTGGCCCGGCTTGAGCCCGCCGGTCATGCGGTCGAGGTCTGGAAATCCCGTCTCTAGGCCAACGCACCCCCCGCGTTTTTTGTGGGCCATTTCAATGCGCTCGACGGCCGCGGCCACCGCATCTGCGCATTGCACCAGCCCCGCCTGCTTGCTCTCGAGTCGGAGGTCGAGCAGGGACTTCTCGATCTTGTCGATGATGTCGTCCGTCGCGGACTGAAATTGACGCGCCTCGAGCATGAGATCCTGGGCGATCCGAGTCATCTCGCGGCGACGGTAGTAGTCGCGCAACATATCGCTCCAATGCGATAGCGTCGCAGCCCCGCACTCGACCCGCGTGAACTCCGCGGCGATCCAGCCGCCCCCCCCCTCGATCTTGTCGAGCTCGCCGGTGCGGCGGAACGCGTCGGTGAACGTGAGCAGGTCGATCGGTTGGCGCTTGCTCCACATATCCTTCAGCACGGTCCAGGCCGTGCGATAGGCCGGTGCGTAGAACCACTCCTCCCGCACCGCCTCCATGCCGTTGTCGATCGCGGCAGGGCCGCCGTTCAACGCGGACGCGATCACCGCCGCCTCGGCCTCCGCCGACCACAGCGATACGTTCGAGTTGTCAGGCGTCATGCTGCCACCCCTTTCGCAGATGCCCAAAGTCCCGCGGTTCGCTTACCGGCCCGTCCGCCCCGCAGATGTCGCAATGACCGTCGTGCCACGTCGACACGCGGTCCATAAACGGAAACCTCCCGTATGCCACGCCGCACAAGCTGCATATCCAATGCGGATATCGTGCGCCGAAAATATTGTCGTAGTTTTGGCGAAACCGCTCGCCGTTGATTGGCCGCGGTTTGCTGCCCTTGCCGGCGCTCATGGTTTTTCCTCCATCAGTGCTTCGAGGTTGGGTTGGTAGTTTTGCATGATTGGATCGTAAAGTTTTCCCCGCGGGGCGGTGAGGCGCCGCCACGCATCGACAGCGTTGACCCATGACATCTCCATCGGGCTGTTCCACTCGGATGCCGGGGGAAAGTTCCACGGTGCCGTCGCACGCCAGCTTGTCGCGGCACACCCGCCGATCGCCGCGGTAAGTATCGCGGCCGCAATTATATTTCGCATGTGTCCTCCTCCGGCAGCAACGCCTGCTGCCTCATGTCTGCGGCCTCGTTCGTCAGCGGAGCGCATGCGCGCAACGCCGCCTCTAGGCGCGCCACGCGGGCCGCGCTGCGATCGTAAAGCGCCGCCAACTGGATCGCGGTGGGCGCTGGGCCGCACCAGGCCGGATACTGCACGCTCACGCGAATGGCCCCCCATCGTTGTCGTCCATCAGCACCAGGGCGATAAACCCGAGCAGCACCAACGTAACCACGAGGAACAACGTCGTCACGCCGCCCTCCCGTCCGCATCCGCCTCTTCCAGCGCCTTGCAGATCGCTTCCTGCATCTCGGCGGGCAGCTTATCCCACGACAGATACTCGGAGCTGGGCGTCTCGGGATACCAGAACTCGACGACCCTGCGCCACACATCGTCGGGCGGCGCCACCTTTTTATTTTTTTGCGATTTTTCAGACTCGACGTAGCCGGTTTTACGAGCCCAGGCGGCGGCCTTGGCAACCTCGGAATCCCAGTGATTAAGCAGCGTCCCGGGATCGCGGCGGGTAAATATGCCTGGGGCGTCGGCCTCGGCGTAATACCCCTCGAGCGCCGACCATTCCTCGGCCGTCGTCTCGGCCACCAATCGCTTTGCGCGGCGCCAGGCACGACTGAACGCCGGCCCCATATCCGTCGTCGGCCTTATTCTCAACAAGCCCCGAACGCGAGCAACGAGCGGATCGAGCTCGGAGATGGGCTGATCGCTCGCTTCCTCGTCTTCAGCCGGAGGCTCCACGGAGCTGTCCCCTGTCAAGGGGACTATAGGGGTATTCCCTTTCCCTTTCCCTTTCCCTTTCCCTTGCAGCACTCCTTCAAGCTGAGCTTGCGGCACAGCTTGTAAGTGCTCTGTTTTACAAGCCTTTCCGCCTTTTGCTCCCCCCTCGCGTTTGGCCCTTAGTTCGGCCTCTTTGGATACCGGATAGTGGCTTACAACGAGGTCATCCTTGCACCATTCCCAAAGCTGAGCTTCAAGCATAGCTTCAAGCTGAGTGATGCCGCAGGTCTGCTGCCATTGGCGGTCTTTCCACGCCCGGCAGTTGCGGATCTTGCCGCCGTTTTCTTGATCCGCGCAGTATGCGAGCAAGTTCAGCCAAGTCGCTCGCTCCACCGGCTCGGCGCCGACGTATTCCGGCGAGCGCAGGATGGCGACCTCGATGTTAAGCCATTTCATCGGGATCCCTCCTGCGTGCGTTTTTGCCAAATTGTAAGGGCTTCTTGAACGAGCTGCCCCACTCGATGCCGCGGCGGCGCAGCCACAATGTGCAAGCAGCGTTGAAGCTGGCGTTGTCGATGTGCTCGTATCCGCCCTCAGTCTCGATGTCGATCTGAAGAGTCTTGCCGTTCATATTTTTCATTTGCCGGCCGCCTTTCTTTTTTCGGCGATCCGGCAGGTGACGAGATACAGCTGCTCCCACGACATGACCGGCCAGCGGCCAACGTGCTCGTAACAGCGCCATCCCTTGACGCGGCTGCGCAATCCGAAGAAGGCCAGCGCCTTTACGTTGTTACTCTCCGCAGTCATGCCGCCTCCTTTCGTCGCTGGTCATGGGCCGCCAACGCAGGGCGGTGCATAGCCACGTCTCCAGACGCGCCACGTCGAGGTTGCACGCCCAGCATAGCCGGCCGATGTCGGTCTGCACCGAGGCCGTGCGATAGCAGCGCAGGCACCGGCTTTTGCAATGTTGTGTCGATGTCATCTGTATTTTGGGAACAGCCGCGGCCGCGCCGGGATAAAATTGCCATCAGCATCCACCTGCACCTCGAAGTGCTCGCCCTGGCGGTAGAACGACGCATCACGCACCTGCACCGGCACCATCTCGGTGTTACCTGGCACCTCACACAATATGATGCGACTGCCGGGTCTTATCCTGCGCACACAAGCCTTGCCGGTGGCGCCAGGCCGCCACACCACGCTACTTTCCTCCGGCAGCGCTGTCTCGGTATTGCCAGCATCATCCAGCGTCACCTGTGCGGCTACCGGCTCCTCTTTTTTTTGCGATACATCAAGAGGCGCTGGCAAGGGAGGAGATTCCGGCCGCATGCGCTGACGAAGGAACGCTGCGATTTTTTCGATGCCTGGCTTGGCAATCACTCGGAGCCCCCCTTCTTTTGTTTGGTATTCCGAACCCTCTTCAAGTTCGGAGATTGCGCGGTTGACCCGCCCTTCTTTTTCTTCGGTGTGCATAAATCATTGGGGGCGGGAATACCCCCCAGCATCCCGCCCCCGATTTCCGGCCGGCCGGCCGCATCCTCAGACACCCCCCCATTGGTGTTGTCGTCGTCCGCGGCCAGCTGGATAGGTCCAGAAACTTGCCTTTGTCCAAAATTCTGTATTTCGCAATCAATCCCCCCTGGGGCATGCGTGTCAGAAGGGCCACCCCCCCCCCCCCCCTCCCCCCCCCACCCGGCCCGC